CAATTTACAATTGATAATGGACAAAGAAAATATTTCTACGATATTGGTAGATTGATAAGAAAAGATTCTCTAAACGAACCATCAGCAAAACTGAAGATAATTTTTGACTACTTTAAATATGAAGACACTGATTTTGGTGATATTGTATCTGTGAATAGTTACCCAGCAAATTGCTATGGAAGTAAGATTCCAATCTTAGGGAATGTTCGAAATACCGACACTATTGATGTACGACCAAGAGTTGCCGATTATGATTCATCCAGTGGTTTAAGTCCTTTCGATTGGTCATCAAGATCATTTGCATTATCTTATAACAACTCATCTCAAGTATTAAAATCAAATGAGTCTATTATATTTGATTATAATTATTATCTCCCAAGAACTGATAAACTGACATTAGATAAGAATGGCAATTTCAACATTGTACTTGGAGAACCATCTGAGAGTCCGATTGCCCCACAAATATCTGAAGAAGTTTTAGATGTTGCTACAATAAATTCTTCTGCATACGTTTTTGATGTATCTACTGATATCACAATTCAATTAGTTGATCACAAGAGATATACTATGTCTGACATTAGAGACATAGAAAAAAGAGTTGAAAATCTAGAATTCTATACTTCACTTTCATTATTAGAAATTTCCACTCAAAACCTAACAATTGAAGATGCTGATGGATTTAATAGATTTAAATGTGGTTTCTTTGTAGATAACTTTAGTTCATATGATGTGGCAGATCAATCCAATGTATTGTTCAATGCTAAGATTTCGGATAATACTCTAAGTGCAGAGACTGAAACTGCAGAATTAACCTTAGAGACATCGACTATTACTAATTTAAAGACGACAGGAAGAACCCTATCATTAGATTATGCCCAAGTAGAATACCAAAAACAACCCTTTGCAAGTAGAATTGTTAATGTAAATCCATTTAATATATTAACTTGGTCCGGAAATTTAAAATTACGACCAGAATCTGATAAATGGAAAATTAAGGTAGAAAAAGAAGTCACAATAACTCCTTTCGATGTCATTCTTTCTGGAATAACAAGTTTACCCGAAGATACTAGAGAAGTTGAAAATATAAGATATATCAGGTCAAGAAATATTGAATTTATTGGTTCTAGACTAAAACCAAATACTCAGTTTGATTTCCTGTTCGATTATAAGAACTTATCTGATAATAGTTTAGGGACTACATATGCATTCCCCAAACTAATACAAATAACTGACGTAAATGGAACATTTATTGTTGGAGAAACTGTAAAAGGTTATAAACGCAATGGTAAGACTAAAGTTAGATTCAGATTATGTCAACCAAATCATAAATCTGGACCATATAATGCTCCAAAATCAAAATACAATGTAAATCCATATAATCCAAATACAATAATTCCTGAATTATATGGACCAGAATCGACCATTTTAAATGTTGATACTGAAACATTGAACTCGAAGGAAAAGGGAGAGTTTTTTGGAAATATCACTGAAGGTATGATTTTGTATGGAAAACAGTCAGGTGCTTCTGCTAGGGTCTCTTCAGTTAAGTTGGTAAGTGATGATCTTGGTGTTGTAATTGGTGCATTCTTCATTCCCAAATTGAAGAAAGGAAGAGTTAAATTTGAGACTGGAAATACAACAGCTAAGATAACAACTACCGAACCTGCTCTTGGAGTTCCCGGTTCAACTACAAGTAGTGCAGAGTCTAACTTTGTTTCTGATGGTAAAAAGGTTACTGTAACTAAAATTACATATTATGATCCTTTGGCACAAACATTTAATGTTTCAGAAGATCAAGGTGTCATTATAACCTCAGTAGATATATTCTTTGCAACTAAATCTTCAAGTATTCCAGTAGAACTACAAATTAGAGAAGTTTCTTCTGGAATTCCTGGTGGACCAGATAAAATTGTAGGTTCTCTGAAAAAGGTATTAGATCCAAGTGAGATTTCTACGAGTTTAGATGGATCAATTGCAACGACATTTACATTTGATGATCTTACTAGATTAGAAGGTGGAAGAGAATATGCTGTTGTATTAATATCAGATTCCGATGACTACAATGTATGGGTATCGAGAATGGGAGAGGTTGAAATTTCAACTGCCAACTTGCCAGAGGTTCAAAAAGTAATCATCAGCAAGCAACCTTCATTGGGATCATTATTTAAGTCTCAAAATGGAACTACTTGGGTTGCAACACCAGAGGAGGACTTAAAGTTCACTCTGAAGAGAGCAGATTTTTCACCTACGAGTGGTACTGCGTTTTTCACTAATCCAATTTCCCCAGTGGAGTCCTTAAATAACGTATTACCAGAAAATCCAATTTTGACATTATCTTCCTCAGCACCATCTCCATATAATGATGGAAGACATATTAGAGTAACTCATCCAAATCACGGAATGTACTCCGAAAACAACTATGTTCAAATATCTGGTGTTGAACCAGATGGTCTCCCAGAGACATTGACAGAAGAATTTGATGTTGCGTCCAATGGTCCAATAACGGTTTCCTCGGATACTATTTTCACATCCTTCAATGGAAGTCAGGTGGATCCGGTCAATAATCCCGGTTATATTTTAATTGGAGAAGAAATTATAAAATACACTGCAGTTTCTGGTGGACAATTAACAGGAATTACTAGAGGGCAATTTGGAACAACTCCAATAACTCATACAGTGACATCAGAAGTATACAAATATGAATTTAATGGAGTGTCACTTGCTGAGATCAACACTACATTTGAGGGAATAATTGATCCCACAATAGATCATTATTATGTTCAAATTGGAAGCAATAATCCAACATTTACTTCCGACAAATCTGGTGGTGGAGAAACAGTATATGCAACTGGAAATATTCAGTTTAGCACTTTAGAATTGGATACTGATTTTGTTACTGTTTATGACTCAACATCCACAGTGGCTACAGTTAGAACTGTTTCTTCAACTAGTGTAAATGGCACTGAAGTTTCATTTGCCGACAACGGATTCCAACAAATTGGAATTAGCAGTATAAACAAGTTTAACACTCCAAGAATGGTTTGTTCAACATTAAATGAAGGCATTTATCTTCCAGAGTCTCAATTCACCGATAGTAGATCATTTACATTAGAATTGAATTTAAATACAACAGATTCATATATTTCCCCAATTATAAACCTAGATAACACCAACATATTCCTCGAAAATAATAAAATTAATCAACCAATAGACTTGCTTTCATATCCAACTGATCCAAGAATAAATTCAAATACCGATGATCCCAACTCCTTTATATACGTTTCCAAAAAAGTGAATCTGACAAATTCTGCAACATCACTGAAAGTATTACTTTCTGCATATCGCAATGTATCTTCAGATATTAGAGTCCTCTATAAGATTTTCAGGAACGATGTTGCCGACGAAGATCAAGTTTGGGAACTATTCCCAGGTTACTTGAATATAGACATTAATGGTCAAATAAAGGATGTTTCTAATAATGATGGAAGGTCTGATGAGTATGTATCTGAGAGTTTGGAGGATGAATATAAAGATTACTCTTTCAGCATAGATAATATTCCACAATTTACATCGTTTGCTATTAAAATTGTTGGCACATCATCGAATCAAGCATATTCACCATTAATAAAAGATCTTAGAGCAATTGCACTTAAATGAAAAATAGATATGCTAAAGTTGAAGGGTATCCAAATCTAATGAGAGATTTGGATACTAATGCAATTATAAATACAGATTCGATTGAATCTTCAAATTATGATCGTAGTAGAAAAATTAGAAAACGAAAGTCGGAGGAAATTGACAATATTAAATCTGACATAACTAATATGAAATCTTCTATTGAAGAAATTAAAAATATTTTAAAGGAGATGATAAATGGATCCTGACAAGTTGAAGTTAGAAAACATTTCTAAATTATTTGAATATGAAAAAATGTGCAGAGAACTTGATAGTTGTTATGATATTGATAAAATGAGAGATTTGTGCAAGTGTTATATAAAACTATATTTTGCACTTGAAGAAATGATGCAAAATATCAATATTCTATCTGAAGACTAAATAGTAAAAAAGTATTGGAATAATGGCAAAACCAGCATCAAGACAACAGTTAATTGACTATTGCTTAAGAAAACTTGGTGCTCCTGTTTTAGAAATTAATGTTGCTGAGGAGCAAGTTGATGATCTTGTAGATGATGCATTACAATATTTTCAAGAAAGACACTTTGATGGTGTTGAAAAAATGTTCTTGAAATATAAGATCACTCAGGAGGACAAGGACAGAGGACGTGCAAGAGGTGGGAATACTTCTGCTGGGATTGTCACAACATACGCATCTTCGGGAATTGGAACCTTTGCTTGGGAGGAAAACAGCAATTACATTCCGGTTCCTGATACTGTTCTTGGAATTGAACGAGTATTTAAACTAGACAATAGAACTATATCCTCAAATTTATTCAATGTAAACTATCAATTATTTTTAAATGACATATATTGGTTTAGTTCAACTGAACTTTTAAATTACTTCGTAACTAAAAGGTATCTAGAAGATATTGATTGGATAGTAAATCCAGAAAGGCAAATTAGATTTAATAAGAGGCAAAATAGACTATATCTAGATACAAGTTGGGATACTCTTCAAGTTGGAGATTATCTATTAATTGAATGTCATAGGGTATTGGATCCAGGCAACTTCACAAATGTCTGGAATGACTATTTCTTAAAATTATATTTAACCGCATTAATTAAAAGGCAATGGGGACAAAATTTAATCAAGTTCCAGGGAGTAAAACTTCCAGGTGGAGTCGAATTAAATGGAAGACAAATATATGATGATGCTTTAAAGGATCTACAAGATATTCAAGACAGAATGATGTTAGAATTTGAATTACCTCCAATGGATCTAATAGGATAATATGTTAAATCCCTTCTTCCTTCAAGGTTCTACTCTAGAGCAAAATCTAGTACAAGATTTAATCAACGAACAGTTGAAAATCTATGGAGTAGATGTTTATTATCTACCGAGGCAAATCTTTTCCGAAGGAAAAGTTATAAGGGATGTCATCTATTCAAAATTCAAAAACGCATTTCCCATTGAAGCATATATTATGAATTATGAGGGATTTGATGCAAATAGTGTATTGATGAGCAAATTTGGGGTCAGAGTTACTGACGAGATGTCTTTAATAATATCAAAAGAGAGATTTGAACTGTATATTTCGGAATTGATGAAGATAATTCCAAATGTAAAAAATTCATTAAGACCGAATGAGGGAGATTTAATTTATGTTCCAATGACTGATAGTTTATTGGAAATCAAATATGCCGAAAATAGAAAACCTTTCTATCAACTTCAAAAAAATTATGTTTACGAATTAAGATGTGAAGTTTATGAAATTGAGGATGATGAAGTTAGAACTGGAATCGTTGATATTGACTCTCAGCTTAAAGATTTGGGTTATACTGCAATATTAAATCTGTCTGGGATTGGATCTACAGCAACTGCATATACTTCTTTAACTCAGGGAGGAATACAGAAAATTGATATCGTTGATGAAGGATATGGATTTACTTCAACTCCAACTATAGTAATAGATGAACCAGAAGATGGCAATCAAGCTCAAGTAGTTGGGGTGATGACTGGTTCTAAGGGTCTATTGACTAAAAAAAGTTTATGGAAAGTATATATTGATGATCCAGGATCTGGGTACTCTCCAACGAGTGATCCAAAAATATCATTCTTTGGTGGATCTGGGTATGGAATTAAATTAGATCCAACAATTACTCAATTTGGGAGTATTGGTGTAGTCACTATTACATCCCCAGGAGGTGGATATGTTTCCCCCCCTACAGTTACATTTTCACCACCTCCAGTTACAAGTTCAAATGCAACTGGAATTGCCCGCACGACAGTTGATGATGACTTTACATATCCAGCTCTACCAACATTAGATTCAATTTATATTGGATTTGATCAAACTAATTATACTTTTGACAATTCTCAAGAAGATCTTACATTTGACTCTGGAAGTGCCAGATTTGATCAAGAAGTCTATAACTTTGATTTAGACTATTGATAAATAATTAAAAAATCCAATATGTCAAAACAAATAATAGGCATTGGAACTACTTCAAATGATGGAACTGGTGATACTTTAAGAATTGGTGGTTCTAAGATTAATGCTAATTTCAATGAATTATATAATTTTTTGGGAGATGGTTCCACTCTCACTACACAACTTGGCCCATCCTCAAGGACTACCGTAGTTGGTGTAACAACTGAAATCTCTTCGTCAGCAACAGCAAACGTAAATATATCGGCATTTAATTCATATGCGTTGATGCAAGTAGATTTGTCATCTCCTGGTTGGATAAGATTATATACTGATAGTTCTTCTAGAGATAATGATATCAATAGAAGTATAGGTGAGGATCCATTGCCAGGTAGTGGTGTAATTGCTGAGGTTGCCACTAATGAGACATTTACATCTCAGATTATTTCTCCATTTGTAATGGGAGGTAATTTATCTGACCCCGAAAACGAAACAATATATGCATCAGTGAAGAATCTTTCTGGGATTACAACAAGTATTACAATTTCATTAA